TAAGAAAGGGATCATTACTTTAAATCCCGTTAGTATAATTGGTGGAAAAGTAAAAGACGGTCAGACAATTATAGAAATTTCTGCAGTTCCACGTTCTAATGATGTTGTTGGATTACAAGATTTATATTTGCAACTAGATATTAATAACAGTACTTTTGAAATGGTAACGGATAATATTGCTTCCGGTCTTGATCCTTCAGCATCAAACTACATATCATCTTCAAGCTATGCAAATGGTGCTTTAGTAAGACCAACTCCTGAAATTGTGAGTGGAAGTACGACTATTTCTACTACCATAACTAATATATAAACTTCGGAAACGCTTCGGGTTCATCATACTAAGAAACTAAAATAATAATGACAGAACAGAGAATTAAACTCAATAACATCGTTCAGAACCAACTTCCTGCTTACGTTAGGGAAGAGTTTCCTTTAATTTCAGAATTTCTGAAGCAATATTATATTGCACAGGAGTTTCAAGGAGCTCCTATTGATTTAATTCAAAATATTGATAAGTATATCAAGTTAAATGAGACAACTTCTCTAACAGAATCTGTCATTTTAAGTTCAAATATAACAGAATTTGATGATACTATTTCTGTTGATCTTACAAAATCACCTACGGGAACAATCGGATTTCCGGATTCATATGGTATTTTAAAAATTGACGATGAGATTATCACCTATACAGGAAAAACATCTTCTTCGTTCACAGGATGCATAAGAGGATTTTCTGGCATCTCTTCATATAGACAAGATGCAAATCCTGAAGAGTTAGTTTTTAGTTCAACTTCAGCTGAAGAACATGTAAATGGTTCTACAATAGAAAATTTAAGTGTTCTGTTTTTAAAAGAGTTTCTGTCAAAAACAAAAAATCAATTTTTGCCAGGACTGAATGAAAGAGAGCTTTCTTCAGAACTGAATCAAAATCTCTTTATTAAGCAAGCAAAAGACTTCTATTTAACTAGAGGTACGGATCGTTCTTTCGAAATTTTATTTAAAGCATTATATAATGAAGATGTTAAGATTATAAAACCAAGAGACTTTCTCTTTACCCCATCAAATGGTCAGTTTAGAGTAACTAACGATTTCGTTGTTGAATCTGTTGAAGGTGATCCCATGGATCTTGCAGATTCAACATTATATCAAGATGACTATAGAGATACAATTTCAAAAGCATATGCACCAATAACCAAAGTTGAAAAAATTATTTCTGGATTGGGTCAAACTTACTATAAATTAAGTATTGATTCTGGATATGATAGAGATATTGCGGTTGATGGATCTACATATGGTGCATTTTCCATTCACCCAAAAACTAAATTAATCAATCAGGTTTCTTCTGGATCAACAATAATTGATGTTGATTCTACCGTAGATTTCCCCACCTCAGGTGAATTAATTGTAACATATACTGACTCTACATCAGGGATAGTATCTTATACGTCAAAGTCATTAAATCAGTTTTATGGTTGCACAAATATTACAGGTACAGTTTTAAGCGCAGAAAATGTCGGAATTAATACATACGCATATGGTCAATCATTCTCTAATCCAAACCAAACTGTAAGAGTAAGAATTAGATCTGTTCTTGGATCACTCAATTATCCACAAAATACTTATTATTATTCACCAGATGATACTGTAAAGATTAAAACTCTGGGATCAAATAAAGCAGATTTTAAATCCAAAAACTGGATTTTAAATATTGCTCCAATTTTTCAAGTAAAGAGTATAATTTTACTTGATAACGCAGATAAAACTTATAGAGTAATACTTACAAAAAACCATCCTTTTAGAATCGGAGATTCTGCTACTATTGTTGGTGGGGATGGATCAGAAAAATCCACTAAAGTTATTGAAATTACGTCATCAGACACTTTTGTAATAAAAGGTCAAGGTCAGTTAGATGTAAATTTAACTTATAAAATAAGAAAAAATCTTCAAAGAGCGATTTCAAATAAATTCCCTCAGATTGGTTCTTATAATTCTAATGTTCAAAACGTTTATGATTATAATGGAAAGATATTAGTCGCTTCCGCATCTTTACCATTTTATGATGGACAACCATTAGATACTACTGATAGATCAATAGTATTTTCTGGAACTTTTTCAGGATCAGAATTTAAAATCACTAACACTTCTGATCATGGATTTTATACTGGCGATGCAATTTATTATATTCCAGAAAAAGTTTCTACTCAAACTTTTGTAGGTAATGAATTAGAAACAATTACTGTAATTAATTCATCACTTTTTGATGAAGGACTTTATTTTGTTAAAAGAGTCAATTCAACTACTATTAAATTAGCAAGAAGTAAAACCGACTTATTCAATAATAGATATGTCTCTCTTAGTAGTGAATCAATAGTAACCAACAACATAATTCAACCATATGATTTTAGATTAAAGTCATTACAGAATCCAAAGATTTTTAGAGAAATCGCAGATCCTATTAATGATGGTTCTATTAATGAAACTACTCCAGGATTTACTGGTATATTAATTAATGGTGTTGAAATTAAAAATTATAAGTCATCAGATGTTGTTTATTATGGAAGATTGGATGAAATTGAAGTAATCTCTCAGGGAGAAAATTATGATGTAATCAATCCACCATTAGTAAGTATAAAAGACAACATAGGAATTGGTGCAACTGGATACGCAGCTATTTTTGGATCTCTCCAGGAGATAAGAGTTTTAGATTCTGGTTTTGATTATATTGAAACGCCAACTATTAAAATATCTGGAGGAAATGGATCTGGAGCACTAGCAACTCCAAACATGAAGTTGATTGACCATTTGGTTTTATTCAATTCAGAAGATTCTTCAACAAATGCAGGTGTAGAAACCTCATCAAATACAATAGGATTTGGAACGTATCATAAGTTTAGAAATGCTGAGCAAGTTTTATATGAAACTTTCTCGCAGAGAGCAGTTGGTGGAATCACAACCAACTCAACATACTATGTTTCGGTTCAGAGTGACTATGTTGTAACTCTGCACAAAACCAGAGATGAAGCTATAGCAGGAATTAATACAGTAAATCTGACTTTAAATGGTGTTGGTAAACATTCTTTTAAGTCAATTAATAAGAAATCTGTATTAGCATCTATTAATGTAGTTTCTTCTGGAAATGGATATCAAAATAAACAGAGAACTACTGGATCTAGTGGAGTAAGCACTTCATACGATCAAATTACAATTGCGAACCATGGATATAATTCGGGAGAGATAGTAAAATATACTGCAGAAGGAACTACTATTGGTGGATTATCTAGTGGCTCAGAGTATTACTTAACAAAAGTTGATGAGAATAATTTTAAATTATCTCAAGTTGGTGTTGGAACTACCAATCAAGATTTCTACTATAGAACAAGTCAATTTATTGATTTAACATCTGTTGGTGTTGGAACACATTCGTTTAACTATCAAGATATTTCAGTAACAATATCTGGCAAGATAGGAATATCATCAGTTGGGTCTGAAACCTTTGAGGCTAGGGTACAACCAATCTTTAGGGGATCTGTAACATCGGTCCATCTTTCAAACAAAGGTGTTGGATATGGATCTTCTGAAATAATTAATTTAGATAGACAACCTCAAATTTCTTTAGTATCTGGTCAAGATGCTCAAATTGCCCCGGTAATTAATAATGGAAAAATTATTGAAGTCGTTGTATTAAATTCTGGTAAGAAATACAATTCTCCACCAAACTTAATTGTTACTGGAGATGGATCTGGTGCAGTTATTACTCCAGTTTTAACTAATGGACTTATAACATCAGTCAAGGTTGTTGAGTCTGGTGGTGGATATACCCAGCAAAATACTTCCATCTCTGTTTTGTTCCCAGGTAAAGGTGCAGAATTTAGAGCAAAAATCCAGAAGTGGACAGTAAATCTATTTGGAAAGAACTTTAATAATTTTACTGGTGATGATGGATTTATTTCCTTAGGACTGAATGAAAAATACGATTTACAATATTCCCACATATATGCACCCAGAAAACTTAGAGAGATATTATATTCTGTTAGCCAAAATGGTGAATCTCTATACGGTCAAAAAGATCTTCCAAAGGTAAACAATTTAGAAGTATCTGCAACAAACCATTCACCAATTATTGGATGGTCATATGATGGTCATCCGATTTATGGTCCATATGGATATTCAACAAGATCTGGTGGAACTGTAACTCAATTAAGATCAGGATATAAAACAATTTTATCTGCAGGTAGACCATCCATCATAAATTTCCCAGAGGGATTTTTTGTAGAGGATTACACATATGTAAGAGTTAGTGATGAAGCAGTTCTTGATGAAAATAATGGAAGATTCTGTGTAACTCCAGAATATCCAAATGGAACTTATGCGTACTTTGCAACTTTTGAGAGTTTACTAGATTCTTCTGGTCCTTTTACGGGATATAAGAGACCTGCATTCCCATACTTAGTTGGAAAGAATTTTAAATCAATTCCAAATAGATTTAATTTTGATTACAAGTCAAATCAAGATGATATTGATTTAAATGAAACAAACTGGTTAAGAAATACTGAATCTTATAATCTTATTGATGGAACAGTAGTATACGAATACTTAACTCTACCCAATAATCTAAACCAATCTTTAGACATCAAGGCAGTTTCTCCTGGATATGTTGAAAATATCGGAATTATTACGGGTGGCATTAATTATAGAGTAAATGATTCTATCGTTTTTGATGATACGGAAACTCAGGGAAGTGGTGCTTCTGCTAAAGTCTCAAGAATTTTTGGAAAATCTGTTAATAGCGTAAGTGTTGCTACTAGCACAATTGCAAATGTTGAGATATATCCATCGGATAATAAGGGAAATTACACAGTAGTTTGTGATAATCCTCATAATTTCAAAACAAATGATTTTGTAACAATATCCGGTCTTTCTACAACTTCATCTAAGATAGGTGGAACATACAGAGTAGGAGTTAGCACAAATACTTTAGCAGTTGCTGGAGTAGGTACAATTTCTTCTGGAATTGGAACTATCGGTTCTACCGGTATAGTAACTTACTTTAAAGTTACTGGTAATCTTGGATTAATTGAGATAAAGGAAAATGATATTCTCGGTATTGGAACTGAAAAAGTAAAAGTATTAAACGTTGAACCAGAATATTCCAGAATCAGAGTTATCAGAGGAGTTGATGGTACTGTAGGATCTTCTCACTCAGTATCTACTATTCTTTATGAACAATCCAGAAGGATGAACATTAATGCTGGATTTAATACATCATATGAATTTACTCAAAATAAAGAAATATATTTCAATCCATCAGAGTCTGTTGGTTTAGGATCATTATCTGGAGTCGGTATTGGATCTACTGTCTTTATTTCAAATCCAGGTACTGGTCTTTCACAGATATTCATCCCAACAAAATCAATTTACATAAAAAATCACAATCTACAAACTGGAGATCAGTTAACATATTCTCCAAATAGTGGAAGTGGTATTATTGTATTGGAAAATGGTGTTGGTATTGGAACAACACTAACAGATCAACAAACAGTATTTGTTGCTAAAATTTCAAATGATCTTATTGGATTATCAACGGTAAGAGTTGGATTGGGTACAACTGGAACTTTTGTGGGTATTGCATCTACGGTTTCAAGTTCCACGTTAATGGCATTCGTTGGTATTGGTACAGGAGATTACCATAGTTTTAGTACAAATTATGAAGTAATAACTGGTTCTGTCACAAGAAATCTTGTAACGGTTTCTACAGCACAAACTCATGGATTACAAAGTGATGATAATGTATATCTTGAAGTAAATCCATCAATATCAACAACATATACAATCACATATAATGATTACAATAGAAGACTTTTAGTAAATCCAAAATCTTTTGCTTCTTCAGGTATTAATACCCTAACAAACTCCATTTCTATTGAAAATCACGGGTATAAGACTGGTGATAAGATAATTCATGCTTCATCTAATCCAGCCCAGGGACTTGAGAATAATTCGGCATACTATATTGTCAAAGTTGATGATAATACGTTTAAATTATCAGAAACTTACTATGAATCAGTTAATTCAAAACCATCTGTTGTTGGAATTGCAAGCACATCTAGTGGCACAGTTTCTCAAGTAAATCCACCAATTGAAATTTATGGAAATTCTTCTATAATTTTTGACTTATCTGATTCATCATTATCTTATATAAATCAATCAACACTTTACTCAGCATTTGAATTTAATTTCTACCTGGACGAAGATTATACTCAACCATTTTATAAAAATGAGTCTGGAACTTCGTTCAACGTTACTAAGAGTGGTAGAGTTGGTATAGATGCAAATGCAAGAGTAACTTTATCTATTGATGATCAAACTCCAACAAAATTATATTACAAATTAGATCCAATTCAGGAAAGTGACATACCTGTAGAAAAATCTGAAATAGTCGTGGATGATTCTATAGTATCAAATAACCAAATTAGTTTGAAAAAGAGTTTATATAATGGAAAAAATTCAGTATCTATCGCTTCCACAAATACTTTTGTATTCACTTTAGCACAAACTCCAGAAAAACAATCATATACAAGCACAAATTCCACATTAAAGTATGAAACAGATTCTACTCAGGCATATGGTTCAATAACGAGTATTGAGATAAAGGATAGAGGTAGAAATTATTATTCAATCCCAGGAATTACTACAGTTTCAACTACTAGTGGATCTGGTGCTATTGTAGAGGCTTCAAGTGAATCAATTGGTAGAATAACAAGAACAAGAATTAATGATATTGGATTTGATTTTCCTGCTGATAGAACAGTAAGACCAAATGCTGCATTACCTCAAATTATTAAGATTGAATCATTAACTTCATTTAAATCAGTTGGAGTTTCATCTTTTGGTAGAGGATATAACTCTGCACCCAAACTTCTTGTTTTTGATGGAAAAACTAATGAATTGGTAGAAGATGTTGATTTAAAGTATGAATTAGGAAACACTAAAGTAGAAATTTTAAAGAATACCTATGGTATTAGTAATACTAAACCAACATTCCTTCCAATTAGAAATTCAAATGGTGTTGGTATAAGTTCTGTAGGATTTAATACTTCAACAAATGATGTAACTGTTACTCTAGCTGTTGGATTTAGTACAGTAGATTCATTCCCATTTAAAGTTAATGATAGAGTTTTAATTGAAAATGTAAGCGTTGGTATTGGTTCAACTGCAAAAGGATACAACTCGGATGCATATGGTTATCAACTTTTCACTCTAACCGATGTTGATGAAAATCGCGGTGGAATTGGTTCTGTTACTTATAACATGACGGATTATATTACTCCAGGACAAACTCCAGGAGTATTTGATGCACTTAATTCTTCAGGTAGAATAATACCAGAAAAACATTTCCCTCTGTTTAATGTAGAGCTTCAAAAGAATGATTATATTCCTGGAGAAATTGTTAAGTCAAATTCATCCACAGGAATTGTTGAGAGTTGGGATAATAGAACTAATATTCTCAAAATTTCTTCAAATAAAGATTTTGAACTTAATGAAAGAATTATAGGAGAATCTTCTTATACTCAAGGTATTGCATCTTCAATAACTTCTTTTGACTCTACTTTTAATCTAGATCCATTTTCAAAAGTAATAAATGGATGGAATTCAAATTCCGGATTCTTAAATGATAACTTACAGAGAATTCAAGATAGTTTCTACTATCAAAACTTCTCATATTCAATTAAGTCTAAAGTTACATATGATACTTGGGATGATGCAGTTAGTGCATTAAACCATACTGTTGGATTTAGAAAATTCTCTGATTATCAACTAGAATCTTCTCTGTCAGAATCCAATAGAAACTCCATGGTTGTTGGAATAACAACAGAACTGACTTCTTTTGAAGTTATAGGGGATTTGACTGCAGTTGTTAATTTGAATTGTGTCTATGATTTTGATCTTGTTACTGAGAATTCCTTAACTCAAGGATCAACATTCTTATCCGATGAAATTATATTCTCAAGTAGAATTCTGACGGACTATTTTGAATCTTTCGGAAATAGAGTTCTTTCTATTGACGATTTAAGCGGACAATTTAACAGTAATCCAAGAGCAACTGCTTATAGTATTGTCAATACTTTCAAACTTGCAGATGTAAGAGCACAAAAGTATTTTGCTTACATTAAAGATACACGTTTTGAAGCCCAAAGGCAATTAATGGCAGTTAGCCTCGTTCATGATGGCACTTTTGCATATATTAACCAATATGGAAGAACTGAAACAGTTTATGATCTTGGATCATTTGATTTTATTATTTCTGGAAGCAACGGTGAATTGACTTTCTATCCTACTAAGTATACCGTTAATGATTATCAACTCGCTTTAATATCATATAACTTAGATGATAATCTCTTGGGAATTGGAACGACTAGTATTGGTGGAATAGTAAAGATTCAAACATCAAGTAAAGATGCTGTTGGATCTGCATCAACAACTATAGTTTCTATTGCAACAACTTATAGATCAGTAAAAGCTTTAGTTGAAATTACAGGATCTGGAAATGAATATGAGTTTGATGAATTGAATATCATTCATGATGGATCTGAAGTTTACTTTACTGATTATGGACAAGTAACAACAAATCCAGGGTTCTTTGGAATATCTGGATTTGGAACATATAATCCATATATTTCTGGATCAAACCTTATCGTTGACTTTATACCAAACCCAGGAGTTGCTGCGACCATCAACACAATTCAGGTTGCTATTAGTAGCGAAGGGATATCTGGTATTGGAACCGTTGATTTAAAACATGCAAAACTTGAGGCAAGAAATACAACAATCTCTTCTTCAGGAACTCCAGGAATACACACTATAGGAAGTTATGTGGATGATTATGATGCTGCATACTTTATTGTTCAAGTATCAGATACGACTAACGGAAGACATCAGATGTCTGAGGTATTCGTTGTTGATGATTATATTGCTTCTACAGGAAGTGGTGACACCTATGATAATGAATTTGGTGTTATAGAAACTGTAACAGGTCTTGGTACTATTGGATCAAGATTAGTTGGTGCATCTTCTGGTATAGGAACTGTAGAATTACTATTCACACCTATATCGGGTATTGATGTATCAGTTCAAGTTTATATGAATGCACTTAGAATACAAGATGATACTAGAGAGGAAATTAGTTTCAATAATGCGACAATAAGAACTGGATTTGGTGACTATGAGGGTACTGAAAGATCTATTAGAAGATCATTTGATTTACAGCATAAGAATGATCCTATTTTTACTAAGGAATTTGTAGGAAGTGCAACTTCTATTGTCAGCGTTTCTAGTAACACAATTAGACTTCCAAATCATTTCTTTGTAACTGGTGAAGGAGTTAGATATGTTAATCCTGGAACAGGATCAACTATGGCAATTGGTATAGGAACTACCACATTTGCTGGTGTTGGTAGTACTGATAAGTTACCAGAAAACGTTTTTGTTGTTAAGGTTAATGATGACAGTATTAAACTTGCTTCTAGTGCAGAAAATGCGTTAAAGATTGTACCAGAAACCTTAGATATTGTACATGTTGGAGTAGGAACATCTCACAGATTTATTGCTAATAATCAAAATGCAAAAGTTATTGTTGCTCTTGATAATATTATCCAATCACCTATTGTTGCAACTTCTGTAACAACAACACTTGCAAGAGAGGCGTTTACTACTGATGATCTAATAACATTTAGTGGTATAACATCTTTCTTTGGATCAGATTTGATCCGAATTGGTAGTGAAATTATGAAGATTGAGGGTGTTGGTATTGGAAGCACAAACGTCATTAGAGTTCGTAGAACTTGGATGGGAACACCTCTTGCAGGACATTCTACTGGTGCTTTGGTTACTAAAGTTGTTGGTAACTATAATATTGTAGAAAATATATTGAACTTTGTTGAAGCTCCATATGGAAATACTCCACTTGGAACTAGCACTAATCCACCAGATGAAAGAGATTGGACTGGAATATCAACAAGTTCTAGCTTCCAAGGAAGAACTTTCTTGCGTTCTGGAATTACAAACTCAACTAATGAAACATATTATAAAAATTACGTTTTCGATGATATATCATCTGGATTTGATGGAGATACAAGAAACTTTGATTTAAAATCAAATGGATCTGATGTTACTGGAATTGCAACTGAAAATGCAATTATCTTGATTAATGACGTATTCCAAGGTCCTGGACTTGCTTTTGATTACAATCTTACTGAGAATGCAGGTATTACTTCAATTAGATTTACTGGAACTGCAACTTCAATTTCTTCTGATCCCAATACAACAAATCTTCCTTTGGGTGGGGTAATAATTTCTGTAGGATCATCTGAAGGATTTGGATATCAACCTCTGGTTGCTGCAGGAGGAACTGCAATTGTTTCTGCTGCAGGAACAATTAGTGCAATTAGTATTGGTAATAGTGGGTCTGGATACAGATCTGGAATCCAGACTGATATTAGAGTTGCTGTTCAGACTAGCAGCACAGAAACTCCCAATTTGCACTTTATTGGTACTGCATCAGTAAGTAATGGACATATTGTAAGTGTTGCAATAACAAATCCTGGTGTAGGATATACTTCCACAAATCCACCTGTTGTTGTATTTGATTCCCCACTTTCGTATGACAATATACCTTTAAATTATAGCTCTTCTTCTGCAATAGGATTTGGAACAGGAGCAACAATTAGTGTAGTAGTTGGACAAGGATCTAGTGTTATTGATTTTGAAATTAATAATACTGGTAGAGGTTATGGTGATGGCGAAATATTAACTGTTCCTCTTGGTGGTTTGACAGGAATTCCAACAGATCCATCAAAACCATTCTCAGAATTTAACGTTACAATTCAAAATACATTCACAGATGAATTTACTGGATGGTCTATAGGAACACTTCAAGTTTTAGATAATATTGAAGACTTGTTTGATGGATCAACACAAACATTTGCTTTAAAAGTTGCTGGTAATTTGGTTTCCATCAGATCATCAAGAGGATCTAAAATTGATGTTCAAGATGTTCTTCTTGTCTTTGTTAATGATATTCTCCAAGTTCCAGGTAAAGGATATACTTTCAAAGGTGGAAGTATAATAACTTTCACAGAGGCACCAAAAGAGGGTGATAGATGTAGGATTATCTTCTATAAAGGAAGTGGAGACGCTGATGTTATCTTTAGAAATATTATTGAAACTGTAAAAATTGGTGATGAATTGACTATTGGTTATGATATAGCTTCTGGACAAGCACCAACTCTTCAAGAAGATCCTAGAACAGTTACTAGTGTTGATTCAACAGATATTGTTTCAACTATGCCATATTTTGGTCCTGGTAATACTGAAAATGAATCTTTATTGAGACCTATAGTTTGGTGTAGACAAACTGAAGATAAAATTATTGATGAAAAAGAAGTTGGAAAAGATAGGGAACTGTATGAACCAGTAATTAACCCATTTGCATATATTATTAGTTCTGTTGGTATTGGATCAACTACAATTTATGTTAATAGTGTAAGACCTTTCTTTGATCCAAAAAATGAAAATGATACTTCTTTAGCATTCCAAAATAAAGTTAAGTTTATCTCACAAGATTCAAAAATTTCAGCTGCTGCTACTGCTATTGTTTCTATTGCAGGAACAATTTCTTCAATAGCAATTTCTACGGGTGGTTTAGGTTATTCGGATACGCCATCAATTTCAATCGGAAGCACTTTACAGTCAATTGGACTTGGAACTACTGCCACAGCAACTGTCACAATTAGTGTTGGTGGAACAGTTTCCGATATTAACATAACAAATGCAGGAACTGGTTATACAAACACAAATCCACCAGTCGTTTTAATTTCACCACCACCAGTTGTTGATGAAGAAAATAATGTTGAATCTTATTCTGGAGATTTTGGTGTTATCGTTGGATTTGGAACAACGACTATTAGTTCGCAGACACAATTAATTCTTGATTTGTTTATTCCAACCAATTCATACATGAGAGATAATGATATTGTAGGAACAGCTGTTACTATTAGTGGAATTTCTACTGGAGATTACTTTGTTGTTTCAAATACAAATATTGGTTCTGCAGTAACTTCTATAGATTCTTCTGGATCAATTGTTGGTGTTGGAACTTCCTTTATTGATAATGTCTACTACGTTGATGATCATGAAATTATAATTGCACCTACAGGAATTGCTTCGGATGGTGTTGGAATTGGAACATCTCACATTAAGAGAGTATTTGTAAGAGTAAGTGATAATTTTGCTTATAGTGGAATCTCTACATCTGGATACTTTGGTGAATATAGTTGGGGTAAAATTATTCTTACAGCAAGATCTGGAATTAATTCTTATACATCATACACTAATGATGGAGTTACTGGAATAACAACCTCTATGAGAGTTCAAAGATTTGAATCGCTCAAATTTAAAAACTACCTCAACTAATACCTAATAAATAAATAAAAAACTCTGTCAAAATGGCTGCAATTATAACTGATCAGATTAGAATATTAAATGCAAAGAATTTTGTTTCTGATGTTGGTGTCAACGCATATTATTCTTTTATAGGATTACCTAATCCTACTGATTATCAGTCTGATTGGAATACGACTCCACCAGCACCCAAAGACAATTTTAGTCAAGAGAATGATTATTGGGACACGATGATTGCTTTGAAGAAGATTAATTCTTCTGATGTAAGACAAGTTGTTCCAAAAAGGATATGGTCTTCAGGAACTACTTATGACATGTATAGGCATGACTATAGTAGATCTAACACAGCTAAAGTTTCTGGTGCAACAAACTTATACTCTGCATCTTATTTTGTACTGAATAGTGATTATAGAGTATACATTTGTCTCCAGAACGGAACTGATCCAGATAACCCTAATGGTAGACCATCTCTTGACGAACCAACTTTCACAGACTTAGAACCAAGAACTGCTGGAACTAGTGGGGATGGATATATTTGGAAATATCTTTACACAGTTAAGCCAAGTGAAGTTGTAAAGTTTGAAACTTCAGATTATATGCCAGTTCCTTCCGATTGGGAGAATGGTACAGATAATTCTGCAGTAAGAGATAATGCCGTTGACGGATCCATCAAAATTATTACTGTCACCAATAGAGGCGTCGGTATTGGAACTGCAAATACAACATACACTAGGGTTCCAATTAAAGGTGATGGAACTGGTGCGGAATGTACAATTGTTGTTGGTGCGGATCAGAAAGTTGATACAGTAACTGTATCAAATCAAGGATCTGGTTATACTTATGCTAATGTTGATTTAATCGCTGGAGGAGTTCCAACTGGTAGCACAAGACCATTATTTGACGTTATTATGACTCCTCAGGGTGGTCATGGTGCAGATATCTATAGAGAACTTGGTGCATTTAATGTCTTGATGTATTCAAGAATAGAAAATGATAATGAAAATCCAGACTTTATAACAGGTAATCAGATTGCTAGAATCGGAGTTGTACAAAATCCAACTCAATTTGGATCTAGTTCCGTACTGACTTCAGATAAAGTAAGTGCTGTTCCTGCTTTAAGATTAACTGGAGCAGGATACAGTAGTGCTACGTTTACCGCTGATGCATACATCACGCAAACAGTTTCAACTGGAGTTACTGCTATAGGAAGAGTTGTTAATTATGATCAAACAACTGGAGTTCTGAAGTATTGGCAAGATAGATCTGTTGCAGGATTTAATACTGTTGGTACTGCACAAACAAATCCAACTTATGGATTTGATTTGACAGAATTTACATCTTCCCCATCTACGGGTGGTAGTTTGACTATAACCGGAGGATCTGTAAATCTATCAATAAGCACATCTTTTACAGGTGTCTCTACCGTAATAAATAATAGAACATATTATCTTGGTCAGACCTTTACTAATGGTATTGCTAATCCAGAAGTGAGCAAGCACGCTGGAAACATA